CTGTTTTATTATAGCACCTGAATCAAGGTGTTCGTTAACAAAATGTACAGTACATCCTGTAGTCTCTTCACCTGCCTTCATTGCTTGTTCAATAGCATGAAGTCCTTTGTACTTAGGAAGCAAGGATGGATGTAAATTAATTATTCTACCAGGAAATTCATCACAGAATTTCTTAGAGACTATCTTCATCCAACCTGCCATCACTATCATATCAACTTCATATGCATGGAACAATGCAATGATCTCATCTTCATCCTTACTATAGCAGGACTGTATGTCTAATCTTTCTGCTCTCTTTCTTGCTTTACATTTCTTTTTGTTGTACACCATAAGCACAACATCATGTTTAGGACATGCGTGGACTATGTTCTCGAAGTTAGTTCCTTCGCCAGAACACATAACACCTAGTCTCATTTTTTATTAACCTCTCTGTAATCGAGTTCAGTAGCAATAGCCATTCCTACTGTGTAAAGTGCATAAGCACCACCAAGTATAATAAAAAGTTCGATCATTTTTTAAACACTCCAAGTTTAGATAGTAACCACAATGTAACTATTGTCCAACCTATAACATACCACATATTCATTTCTCCTTGCTCCTATTAATAAGAGTTATGAATTTATCATTGGCAAATGTTCCAGCGAGACAGACATCTATCTCATCACCATCTTTCCAGTTGACAGTGCCATCCTTCTTGGTGTGCTGCATCGCAATAGCGATTTTGTCTATGATCTCTTGTGTTAATCTCATTCTTGTATCTCATCTAAACGTAGTGGTTGTGTCTCAGTAGGAACCCACTGATTATTTTCCCATTTGTATCCTGTACGTCCAAGATACTCTACTTCTTGCTCCCATTCAATGAGAGCCTCCTTAACAATTCCTTTGATCCATTTTCTAATCATTGTAAATACTCCACGATTTTAAGAATACCATAGGCAGTAAACACTTGGGGAATAATAAATGCCACCATTGCTACTACCCAGAAAACATAGTAATAGTTTTCTTTATTCTGAGTTCTCATTGGCTCCAGTCCTTATAAGGTGGTTCTTCTTCTCCAACATAATGTTGGAAATGCTTAGTATCAAAGTATGATGGCGGTAATGGTTTCACATTATCATATGCTCCTGCCATTCTCTTCTTATGTTCACGTTCATCTAACACTTCATTGATAAGGATCTTCATCTCCTTAGCATATGTCTCAGTGAACAATCTTCTTGGTGTAGTAATAGCAGGTTTATGTTTCTGCTTCTTATACTCAGGAGATGCCTTCCACTTAGCAAGATCTTCTGGGGTCATAGGACCACCCATTCCTTGAGTATCTATGTACTCGCCAGGTTTTAGTTTATTTGGTTCGCTCATTATCTGTGAGGATCGTACTTTTGAATAAGTGAATAGATGATAACAAGTGCTATCAGTGCAATACAAATGATTGGTAGTACTAAGTCCATAAAATCCTCAACGTTGCTCTAAGTATAGCACAGCCTTTTCAAGGATGTCAACGTTGTTTCCAAACTCTGTCAAACCTCTGTTGCAATGCTTACAGATGTCACCAGCAAGTCTGACATCTTTTGTACCACAAATGGCACAAGCACCTATCTTACAATTACTTGCTACCCTTGCCTTTGTACATTCTTTACATTCGTAAGAATATGAAGAGAGTTTAGTAGGATCTTTTCTACATCTATAGAAATCATCAAGAAGTATCTTCTTCTTTCCACAGACTCTACAATCTCTCTCAAGCAACATCAGATGTTCCATCTGAACTTGCTGATCTAAATCCATATCATGCATTCAATCATGCATTTATTTATTGCATAAAAAAAGGAGACCCGAAGGTCTCCTTTCCATCTCGAACTCGAATATATTTATCCGACAGCAGGAGCAACAAGTGCAACTTCAGATGTCTCAGCAGCAGCGAGATCAAGTGGGAAGTTGTGAGCATTACGCTCGTGCATAACTTCCATACCTAGGTTTGCTCTGTTAAGAACGTCACCCCATGTTGGGACAACCTTTCCGTTTGCATCCAGAATTGATTGGTTAAAGTTGAAACCATTCAAGTTGAATGCCATCGTGGATATACCCATTGATGTCAACCATACACAAACAACTGGGAATATAGCAAGGAAGAAGTGAAGACTTCTACTGTTGTTGAATGATGCATACTGGAAGATTAATCTACCGAAGTATCCATGAGCAGCAACAATATTATAGGTCTCTTCTTCTTGACCAAACTTGTAACCGTAGTTTTGTGATTCGTTCTCAGTTGTCTCTCTGATCAGAGAAGATGTAACTAGAGAACCATGCATAGCAGAGAATAATGCTCCACCGAACATACCTGCGACACCTGCCATATGGAATGGATGCATCAAGATATTATGTTCTGCTTGGAATACGAACATGAAGTTGAACGTACCAGATATACCTAGAGGCATACCATCAGAGAATGAACCCTGACCAAAAGGATACACTAAGAAGACTGCGAATGCAGCAGATACTGGTGCAGAATATGCAACACAGATCCAAGGTCTCATACCTAAACGATATGATAGTTCCCACTGGCGACCCATGTATGCTGAGATACCAATAAGGAAGTGGAAGATAACGAGTTGGTAAGGACCACCGTTATATAACCATTCGTCAATCGTTGCAGCCTCCCAAATTGGATAAAAATGCATACCGATTGCGTTGCTTGAAGGAACAACAGCACCAGAAATGATGTTGTTACCATACATTAAAGAACCAGCAACAGGTTCTCTGATTCCGTCGATATCGACTGGAGGAGCAGCTATGAAAGCAACTATGAAACAAGTAGCAGCAGCTAGAAGACATGGAATCATTAAGACTCCGAACCAACCAACATATAAGCGATTGTTAGTGGAAGTAACCCACTCACAAAACTCATTCCAATTTGCCAAAGGTGACTGCTCTCTTCTTTGAAGAGTTGTCATTTGAAAATAGGACGTTGTAGTTTTACTTGTTATGAAAAGACATAATCCCCGTGGTCTTGGTTTGGGGTATGAATATAATGTCTGTTTTTCAAGACACTAGTATTATATAGCATATTTGTAAAGTTATGTCAACAAATGTGCCAGTTAAAAGGGTGGCCACTAGCCACCCACGGATCATTTGGATAATAAGGCTGATCTAACCCCATCTCTTATAGATCAGGCAGCAACAAGTGCTTTCTGACGAGAGAAACTAACTATGTTGTTAGCGTTTGTGGTTTTGTTCCGTCAACAGATACGACCTTTGAACCCAGTCGAAACCAGTGCATCCCCTCGTATGGAGATGAGGGGAATCGAACCCCTGTCCTAAGAACCAGCATTCCGCATCCTCTTGAACAGAGTATATAGTAGCATATTATTGTCCGTTGTCAAGCGTTTTGTTCCTAACAATGATTCTATTGTTCTCATAGTCTGCAACGAACTCTAGAATATCATCATGATCCCACATAAGTTCTTCGTATAACATGTTCAACTTGGACATGTCCTCGTATAAATCTGTGGGTGCTTCCTGTGGATCCATAACATGTATAATAAGTGACATGATTATATAGTATAAAAATTTATGTGTCAAATATACCTAGAGAAATTTCCTAAATAAATAGGCCACTAAGAGTCTATGTAAATATGAAGAAAGTATTTTTACCTTTCATTATGCTATTTTTGAGTACACCACTAGCTGCACGAGCAGATCTGACATCTAGATTTACATCTAGTGTTCAACTGCAAGTCAATGCTGCTGCAACTCAAATGCAGAGGGTAGGTAACTCTTATAGCATATCTGGAAATAACGTGGACACAACTGATGGAACCACGGCTAACACAATAACTTCTGGTGCTATAGCATCAGGTGTCTATGGACCTGGTACTATTAGTGCCACACAGGACGATCCAGGTGAGTCGTTCAGCTTCTCAACTGCATTCACTCAAGGTGATGCTCTAGTAACAACTGCTCCTTCAGTAGGTGCTGTTAGTGCATTAAGTAACCAGTTGTCTACTGGTGCTGGAACCGCAGGAAACTTGGCTGGGACTGTAACTTCGCAAGGTGCTTTGACGGTAACAGCTGGTGGTGCTGGTACTGTAGCTACTGGACAATTCGTTAGCGAACTAGTAATAGACTAGGAAAATGAGACGAGTTATAGTACTACTATGGCTTAGTTTAATGGGATCATCGGCAAACGCAGTTCCAGTGGTCCCAAATTTTCAGCAGGGAAGTATGACTAGCCATACAGAAACTGAAAGCACAATAACAGAGACAATAAATTCTATAGATTATCGTACAGGATGGGAATACTCAGTGACAGGGACAGGGGTGTCAAACGGAGACACACCATTGAATCCCCCAGTGAATACATCAACAGTGACAGTCAACCCTACGGTTGGAGCAGGAGAGAACGCCGTTACAGGATCGGTAACGAGTTCTTACGATGCTTTGGACTTTTCAAACCAAGCACAGTTCACACAGACAAATCCAGGTGCAGCATTTCAATTCACCCAAACATATCAAGGACCAGGGGTCACCAACCAGACCCTAATACAAAGAGTAACCACAATCCAGTCGGTCACAGACGTTACAAGTACCTTTACGCAATAGCGACTATAGGTAGTCTTCTATCACCAAATATAGCATTAGCAGAAGGTGTTGGTGGTGTAAGTGCTACTGCTAATCCAATCGCCAATAGTTCTGGCTCAGTAACCAACCAGGCAATACAAGTTTTACAAGGTCCTTACATTACTAATACGTATGGTGGTGGTGTACAATGTCAAGGTAGTACGTTAAACGTCACTCCATATGTCCAATTCTCTGATAGTAGAAAGGATCCTTGGGAAGATTTTTATAACGAACCACAATATAACGTCACTGATTTAGAAGGTAGAACTGTTACTCAAACTGTTACTGTACAAAACTATCCTTGGGAAGACTGGTATGACACCAGAACCAAAGCAGATGGTAGTAGATGGTTTGAAGATGGTGCTGACATGCAAATAGAAATGGATGTACCTGCTGGAGATGGTGTACCTGATGCAGTAGTAGACGGTCAACTTGAACCAATTTGGTACAAACCAATAAGAACTGATATGAGAGCAAACCAATCATTCAATGTAGGATTGTCTGCTACTCTGTCTATACCAATGAATAGAAAATTAATATCACAATGTCATGATGCAGCACAGGCACAGATCAATCATCAAGTTCAATTAACATCCAATAAAAGATTAGACTTTGAGATCGCAAGACTTAAGAACTGTGGTGAACTCAAGAAAGCTGGTATCATGTTCCATCCAGCATCACCATACCATAGTATATGTGCTGACGTTGTAGTAACAAATCCTGGTGGTAAGTTACTCCCACATACACACAACTTACCTCAACCTAACTTTGAGTCTTCTTCCGAGACTCCTCCTCCTTCTTCTTCCTCTTCTTCTCAGACTTCTCTCTCTTCTGATGATTCTTCGCAAAGTTTATCCCAAGAAGACCTTTCTTCTTCCGATACTCATTCGTCTTCAACTCAGATTGAGTCGGACGGTAAGGGGTTTTTCCGAGGACTCCGTTTACCTTGGCAATCACCTGTTTCACAGCAGGTTTCACAACCCTCAGCAGCAGATCAGCTAGGGGTTTTGCAAGTAGGGCAGATGACGCAGCCACAGACGCTATCACAGCCGTCGTCGTCACAATCTGAGGACTAGGTAGATACTGTTCTACTATACCTATATCCTCATAGAGTGATACACAAATTAATTTATTAGCATTATTAGGATCAGGTTGTAACTCATGTCCAACAACCTTTTCCTTTTCGTTTGGTCCAACGGATCCTATCCTTGGTTCTAAAGGACCAGGACATTCAGGATCACCTTCATCACCTTTGGCAGGAGGAGGATCTGGTGTATCTGGTGTGCCAACATCTCCTGTATCTCCTGCCTTAACACCAGTTGGTTCTTCTTCTGGTTCACCATACACAGTCATCCATGTCAATTCATTTGCTTGATAATCAGGTGGTTGATAATATGGCATACCACCATCACATAAAACTACGTTACCTTTCGGATCATTATCTACCAACGCAGTGTTCTTATTTCCTCTAGTGTTCTCCTTATGTGCTTTAACACAACCAGGCATATTAACAACTGGATTACCAAGTATAACTGTTACAGGTACTGTTGTAGGTATTGCTTGTGGAGGTTCGTTCATCCAGATACGAGCCTCTGATATTTTAATGGGTCTGATATTAGTATCTCTTGGACCAGTGATATTTGTTAAGGGTATATTAATACCATTAACACGAATGTAAGGTATATTACTATCAATTGGTGCAATAGTTTCTATGTTTTCATTACCCATGATTTTAAATCACATGTTTAATCTTTCCAACCACCTGCTTTTAACCAGTTATTATAGTGTGGATTATCCCAATTGTCACTGATCTCATAAGATGGTATCACAACCTCTTGAATATATCTTCTATTCTCTTCAACAAGTTTTACCTTAGAATCTATTTGAGCACCCCACCAAACTGCTGCACCTACTTGTGCTGCTAAGAATGTTAGTAAAGGAATTGGAATATTTTTCATTTTATTATTTTAGAATAATTTTTTTAGCAATAACAACAGCAGCAATAAGTACTACTACAATACCAGCATTAGTCCAAGTCAATACAGACGCATCACCAACCTTGACTGGACCCACTTCTAGGTCTGCTGGTTGAGATATAGTCTGCTCAATTTGTAACCCTTCAATCTTAGTTCCCTCTGGTGCATTGATTGTAATTTCTTTAGTCATTTGGTACTGTCTCTCTATAATTTTCGTTTGGTACTCTAAGACCTTTAACTGGTCCAGTGTTTACTGGCCATGCTTCTTTAATAGCAGCACGGACTTCTTCTCTGACTATGAGTTGTAACTCTGTCTTCTCTGCCTCTATTCTTTTCTCTGGACCACCAGTTGCTTGGTCAATGGCATAGTTGCCACCGACCAAAGAACCAGTTCCTACAACAGCTACTGCTGTACCATAGGTTGCTATATCTTTTATTTCCATTAGAAAGGATTATTAGGTGCAGGAAGTCCTAATGATGCTTGAGGTGATGTTGGTGCTGCCTGTGGTGCTTCTGGTGCAAGATCATTAGATCCTAAAGGAAGTGTTGAGCCTCCACCCAGTGAACCAAAGCCTCCAAGAGAGTCAGTAACTGCTTCCATAACCTGACGTTTAACTCCATCAGTGATGGATGCACGATTGACGTATACATATAGCCCACTGCCAACAACGGCAACAGATACAGCAGCAGACGCAATAGCAAGTACATTGATAATTTTTTGCATAATCTATATTCAAGTAAATTTATTTAGGCTAACCCTGCCAAATCATATCTGGCATGGATGATGGTTGCTGTCTTCCTATGGTAAACATAAGAATAAAGTAACCAAAGAACCAAATGAGATTAAAAATCCATGCTTGTCTATACAAATACTTTCGTATTCCCATAGAAATAACAACCCTCTTTACATCATCTGGATTATCTTCATTGCCTCTGGCTCTGAAGATTTGTTCAATAACAACCGCAACAAGTGTACCTATCACTAAAGGATAGAATACAAAATTTGCGAAAGACATTATCGCAATTAAAAAAGTCATCAATAAAGATTCTCCTCTTGTTCAGTCAACAATGTTATTGTATCAGATGTTGGGTGTGCAACGCAAGTGAGGACATACCCCTCTTCTACCTGATCATCATCTAAAAATGATTGTTCCTCTTGTTCTACCGAACCCTCTTCCAGTTTCATAGCACATGATGAACATGCACCTGCTCTACATGATGAGGGATGATCAAGACCTGCCTCCTCTAATGCATCTAATATAGTAGTGTCTTCATCACATTCAAATGTTTCGGTTGAACCGTCTGGAGTTTTAATAGTAACAGTGGCCATGTATCTAATGTCAAAAGCACTGTTATTTATGATACAGCGAAATGATATTAATCGTACTTATGTGCTCATTAACACTCCTTGCTAATATCTTCTGCCATTTTTCCACCTATATCTGAACCAGCATCCATTCCCATCATCGTAGCAGCACCAGCAAGTACCCAACCAACATAAGGAATAGAGGCGACACCAGTATTAGCAACAGAAGCACCGACGCTTGCACCGACCATTCTACCTGTTCCTTCTCCTGATCCAATTGCCTTGATACATGCTTCTGACTTAGCATTTTCTGTGATGCTTTGTCCGACACTTTGTAAATGCTGAGACCCATCCATCGTGTATTCTTCTCTGATCTTGAGAGTTTCATTACCCAATCCCAGAAAGCCACCCTTCTCTTTAACATCCCTTTCCACACGCATCACTTTAGGATCGTTAGAACGGTAATGTATTCTATAACCTTCCTTGTTTGCCTCTACTCTGTATGCAGTGTAAGGACCAACAGGAACATTGACAACAGGAAACTTCTGTTGTCTGGAAATCATACCAATCATACCAATATGACTCAACCCTAAGATTGCTCCTAGAGATATACCAATCCACTTATTCATGACTTATAACTTATAGGGTTTCTCTTCTTTTTTAGTAGGTGACTCTGCAATAATTTTAAGTGGTGCTTGTTCTATCACAATAGTTTGTGTAGGACCACCATTCTTACCAACATTTCCATTACCATTTCCATTCTGCATTTTCATAGTACCGTCACCTTTTTTAGATGCAGTTTGGATGCCAAAGCTAGCTAAAACCCCTGTGAAAACCGAGGCTATGAAAGTCGGATCTATCTTTTGTTGTGGTATACCTGGAATAGCAACGTAATTTAAAGTTAATATTCCACCCGACCAAACCAACACGCCAAGGCGAACAAATGTACTAAAGATAGCAGCTTGTTCATCAGCATCTGGTAGTAGAGCAGACTTCAATTTACCAAGTGGACCTTGTTTCTTTTTCTCTTCCTTATGTTCTTCTTCCATGATACCATAGTAAACTATATTATATATCTACTAAACCCACGCTACATTACCTGCTAACGATATCCTAGCATCAGTACTACCATAGAAAGGGTAGACTAGATGATTCAACTCGGCAGGAAAGAACAACATCATACCATCCATCTGAGGACTCATTGGATAATTGAATGCCTTTCTGTTACCACAGATAGTAGTGTATTCAAATTGAAAACATGACACGCAAGGAGCACGAGTCTCCTTTGCAAATGGCAACTGCATCTGTTCTCTTATGTCAGTAGGAATTGTATGCCATATCACAAATGAATAGACACCAGCATGTACATGAGATGGATTAAATTCTGTTGCGTACTGATAGTTGACCCATAGATCATACAGTTCTAACGTCTCTGCATGATTTACATTGGTCTTTCGTGGGAGATAATCGAATTCTTTTTGATAGTTTTTAATTACCTCATCAATGAACCTTCTAAATTCATCAGTTGGTTCTAACTCCTGACTCCTACTAATATTGCCAGCAAGTTGTGACTTGACACTCTTGCCAGCATTAGCAATCATGCCATCTATCTGTAGTTTTATCTCTCTAGTAAGAAAGATCTCAAGCCACCCATCATTCTTGGGAGTTATTGGTCTGTATTGCATAACAAAATTAATCTATCAATATTATATCATACTTTATGGAGTATTGGTATTATAATAAGCACCATTTGTAGTTACCCAATTTATATTTGTATAATCTTTAAATGTTGGTCTTATTAATTTACCAGTAAACCTATCCCAAGTACCACCATTATATCCATTACCATTTGCCTGTAAATTTTTATAAGATACAACTGTATCACCACAATCTAGGAATGCAATACAAGTACAATTAACATGACTCCAGTTAGATGTACTTACATCTTCATTTTCAGCATTAGCTTTCTTAACACCATTGATCTTAATACCTACCTCTATCTTACCAAGATGATTTATTGAGGTATGAATCTCATAATAACCTGGTATACTACAAACATGTTGCCCACCAGATTTCAAACAACCACCAGGTCCACCACCAAAGTTACAGTTAGGAGAATCAAAAGGATGATCATGTTCTCCTTGAGTAGTCTTATTGGTTGTTGTACTAGAGCTTATATTATAATCCCAATAAACCTCACTAGTTCTTGCTATTACGGGATTAGTTCCACCACCATATCGTAAAGGTGTTGATGAATAAACTCTCAACATATTACAATCTAAAGTCTGTCCAGTACCTGTTTGAGGATTACCACTACTATTAGTATGTACCATCCTAAGTTGAATGGTATCTCCTGCTGTTACAGAATTTATATCAGATCCACATGTCACAGAGAATCTTCTCATTCCATGAACAGAACTTGTCTCACCACTATCTAAATTATCAGTCCATCTACAATTATTACTATCATTACCAGTACCATTTGGATTTATCCTAGTACCTTTAGTAGCATTGTATATAATATAAGACCAGTAGTATGTTCCAGGTCTATTTCTTGCAACAAATTTCACAGTAAAAGGACCAGAAGTAGAAGCAGTCCACTCTTTCATCACAGAATAATCTGCATTACTTTGATTCTGTGCCTGAACGATTACATCATCCATGTATACCATATGACTGGTACTTCCTGTTGTTGATAATGCAGACCCACTGCCTGTATAAATTGGCATTAACTTACCTCCGTCATGGCAATCTTGAACTTCTTCCCTGTAATCCTATTTATTAGATACATTGAGTCAGCACCCTCTTGCATTGTCCATTTTCCTTCAGTTCCATCAACTTCATTACCACCTGTTCCAACATTAGAAAGTTGAAGGTCAGCAGAGTATATATTTCTCCAACGTTTTGATGCTGTTCCAAGATCTTGTAGATTGTCTACACCTGGTTTTACATGGCCATCAACACCTTCAATAGTTAATCTCTCATGACTACAAGTTTCTGCTATTTCATTACCAGACTTTCCTGAATCAGTATAGAAACAAATGTCGCCATAAGATGACCAGAATTTGAATCGCTCTCCTGCTTTGTGGTCATAAGCAATACCTGCTCTTTGTTGTGCTGTGTTTGAAGTACCAGCATCGGCAACAAAATGCCATCCTATTCCCCAAGTTGTATCATATCCTGTTATACCTTGTTCCCAGTTACCTTTATATTGCTGAAAAGTAAATAAATGATTATCCCTATAATCACTGGGATTAGTTCCAGTTTCTGACTTAGAACCAAAGAGTTCATATGAAGTATTGTGTACATTACTATAAACAGGGGCATTAGCAGATCTGTCATAGCCATGGGCAAGCTTTCCACCTTCAAACAGTTCCATAATTTTTGTGCCATTTGCACTATTGCTATTATGGAACCACTGGAATGATCTATTGGTATCATCATCATCAGTATCAATATTAAACGTCATATTTTCAAATGCGTTTAGGTGACCAGATGATACATCTGCTGTTCCCATAGTAATTGTACCATCACTGAGACTAAGAGTAGTAGGTGCATATTGAACAGCAGTACCTAGTGTCCAAGTCTGGTTTGTTTCTCCTGTTCCACCACCACTGTTAGGTCCAATTGTTCTTGTGTTACCATCAGCAACATAAACATTATCAATAGAGATGTGTCTGTTAGCAGCAAAATCCATGTGCTCTGTAGACACCCAAGTATCATAAGTAACACCACCATCTGTATGCTTCCATGTAAGTTTCTTGTCGGTAGTTCCCTTAACGACCATACCACCGCCATCAGCAGAAGTATCAGAAGGACCAACAGCATCTATAGTTGGTGTACCAGTACCACTGATAACATTAGAAAGAACAGCAGTATTATTTGTGATAGAAACAATAGTCGTACCAGCAGGTATTGTAATACCACTTGTAGTAGTACTGACTGCCATACCTGGAATCAATCCTAGTGTTGGAGAGATAGAAGTGATGTTAGCACTAGCATCTGTACAGTTACAAACAAACTGTACACTAACAACAGCAGCAAGAACGATGTCCTTGTCTGAAATCTCCATCACAGCAGATTTAACTGTGGTTGTAGTACCATTAACTGTAAGGTTACCAACAATAGTAGTGTCTTGGTTAACCCTGAAATTCTTATCTATGGTGACATCGTATGCTGCGTCACCTCTAATCCATGCCTCAGTACCAGAACCAATAACTAACTGTCTATTACCATTAGCATTAGGTGGTTCAAAGGTTGCGTTAGTTTGGTTAGCATCATCAGCAGGACCAATCAGTACGTTACCTTCTCCTTTGACATTATATCCAGCATAGTATCCAATACAAACGTTGGCATTTCCTACACTGTTTGTCTCCATTGCGTTAGTACCAATGGCTACGTTCTTATCTCCCTCAAGATTGACAAGTAAACAATCCTTACCAATAGCAATGTTCGCATCTCCAACACCATTTGCTCGTAATGCACGGTGGCCTAGTGATACGTTAGAAGCACCAGTATTAGTTGTGAACTGTGATTCATAGCCTATTGCAATATTCTGAGATCCTGAAGTCGTTGCATTCAATGCAGCATGTCCCACTGCAACGTTTGAATGAATATCAGAAGCAGCACCACGACCAACTCTCATTGGATGAGCAGTTCCACTAGCCTCAGTACCAAATATTATTAAGTCTGCATTGTCAACATTAACTGTACCATTGAATAGAATATCATCTGAGATACCAGTACCAACAGTTAAATCTTTATCAACAACTAGATCATGATTAATAGTTGTAGTTCCTGATGATGCACCAATATTAACAGTACCAGCAGCACCACCAAATTGAATTGATGTAGCACCAGAGTTAATCAAACTAAATCCAGTTGATGTTGTACTAATACCAGTTAAGACCTGTGGAAGGTCATTGAACATTAACTTACCAGTACCAGTAGTATCACTAACAAGACCACGCATCTGTGTTGATGTTGTGGAAGATAGTGAAGCAAGAGTATCAGATGAATAAATTACATCTCCACCCTGTCTAAAGTTAGCAGTAATAGAAGCGGCTGCATTGTCAGTTGTCATGACAATATCTCGCACAACTTCAAGAGTCTTGTTATTTGCTACGGTAAATGTACCTGAAGCAGTTGATGTTATCTGAAGACCATTAATAGATGTAGCAGTAGCAGCACCTAGTACTGGAGCAGTTAATGTAGGTGTTGTAAGTGTTTTGTTTGTAAGAGTTTGAGTTTCATTCTCTGTTACAAATCTCTTAGAAACAGAACCATCCCATGATCTCCAGTAAGCACCTGACTCATACCATTGAAGTGTTGTATATGTTTGAACAGTACCAGCAGCATCAGTAGTTCTGTTTATAGTAAGTCCACCATCAGAACCAGTTAAGTTAAGTCCTTTTCTTAATTCTATATCGTTATCTTCTACCTGAAGAACACTAGTGTTCAAAATAGTTTGTGTACCTGATACAACTAGGTCACCACCAATTGTAACTGTAGATCCGTTGTCAGTAATAAGACTGTTTGCTATCTGACTGTTACCAGAATCCCATTTTAATAGAGTGTTACCAGTTAAGTTTGAAGCATTCTTTATCTCAAAGTTAGTAGCATCAAGTATCAAACCATCAGATGCAGTCAATGATGCACCAGTATCACTGTTAATAGATGTAATAGTAACAGTAGTTAAACCACCAACTGTGTTCTGTGAAATACTAGAAGCACCTGTTGCTACAAATTTAAAGTCACCAGCAACTACAGCATTAGTTCCACTAGCAATTCTTGTAACAGTATCTGTATCTGTACTAGCAAGTGTAATAGTACCACCTACTTGAGAAGCAGTAACATTAGTACCACCTTCTATAATTACATCACCAGATGTAAATGTTCCTGCTGCACCACCCTTAAGTCTTGTTACTGTATCAGTAGATTCATATGTAATAGTTGGATCACCATTACCATCTACACCTTGAGTAACAGTAGTAGCATTACCATCTAAGAATGTAAAATCACCAGCAGCATAGACCTGACCAGATGTACCTCTTACTCTTGTAATGGTATCAACGTAAGTAGAATCAATTGTAATAGTTCTTGTTGCTGGATCCTGAGATACAGTAGAAGATCCAGAAGCAGCAATAGTTATAGCACCAGTCTGAGGAGTACCACCAGTTCCAGATGCAAGAGTTGTTATAGTATCAGCATCAGGAGCAGTACCAGCAATAGTAATAATATCACCAGTCCTATCAATCTCTAGAGCAAGAGCATTTGAATTAGCAGGTACGTTAGCAGGAGAACCAACAGCAATAGTAATATCGTCATCACCACTACCAGATCCACCAGCAGTTAAACGAATAATTTTTTGAGTAGCACTTAATCCATCAACAGCAGAGACTGCATATGTAGTATCATCATTAGCAGTTGTGACCGTTCCACCTAATGATATAGCAGCACCGTTAATTGTAATGGAAGAGTTGTTTAAGGAAGAGTTCGGAATGTTACTGATCGTGTTAACAGAACCAGATACAGTACATTGTTCTAATGTTTTATTAGTTAATGTCTGTGCTGTGGTAAGGTAAACATCTCCAGGTGTATCCCATAAGACAGTATTACCATCACTCTTTAAATATTTTCCAGAACCCAGATCACCACTAACAATAATACAATTGCCTGTGAGATCTAAATTGTCTCCTGATACCAGTTCCTCTATCTTCTTAGAGACGGCATTAACTATTAATGGATAACGATTGGCCATTTATTCTTCCAAATGATACTAGTGCTCTGACTTATTTATGGGGTCAACGCAGCAATGGCTGTTTTAAATGCTTCAAAGTCTGCTGACGCAGCTGTAGCTGTCTGCAACTTAGCAATATCAAGCAGTATCTTAGCAGTTCCAGCAGCACCACCAGAAGGATGATCCGCAACTTTTAGTGTTCCAGTCTCAGAGTAGATAGTATTATCAGATAAGAATAGATGTCTTACCTTCTTCTCTGCTGATCCAATATCATATGTCTCATGATCTCTTGGAAGTATGTGTCCATTACTGGTTATCTCCCAACGATCATTACTATTTGTATTAAATACAAGACTATTAGCACCTGTAGTAACACTAGGAGTGTCTATATCATCAGCATATACCTTCTGCCAACGAAGTGCATTAGTACCTAAGTCATAAGTACTATCAGTTTTTGGATTAAGATTTTGAAATTTACTTGCTATTCCACTGGTTCCTAGATGAACATCTTCCTGCATCGTGCCACCACCACTGTATGCACCCCAGATTGATATTCCAGTAGCAGATGGATCAGCACTATTTCTAATCTGTGGAGCAGTACCAGATGCTTGTGTCATTATTATGGAAGAATATCCACTTCCACCACCAATTGTAAGAGCAGGATCAGTGAAACTCAATCCAGCAGGTAAATTAGAACTTGTTGTAGCATCAATAGTAAATCCATTTACACTTACACTACTGAAAGTAACATTAGTTCCTGCTGATACTAGTATATCATCATTAGTAGCATCAGATCCTGTTAATCTTAGATTGACATTACTACCAGATGCTTGAACAGATTGAACATAAGTTGTATTGTCATTGTCATTAAGATCTGGTGCTACTTCCCAACTTGCTCCATTATACTTAAGAATAGATCCATTCTGAAGACCAGTCGTTGCATCTACATTACTAAGTCCATCAAGAGCAAGAGCAGGTACTGAAGTTAAGTAACCAGCAGCAGCATGATTGCCCCAACCATGTGCGTCATCCCAGTTACCAGAATTGTCTAGAGCATTTGACCACGATACAGTAGTACCATTACTCACCAAGACGTTACCATTACTTCCAGCACTTCCTGCTATTTGTATTGGTTTGCCAGATGCAATGTTTAATCCTTCTTTGATCTCGATAGGACCATTATCATCATAGTTTGCTATCTGATCCGCTAATATTTTTGACATACTTCTGTCCTACAGACACTTATTGGAGCTAAAAGTATTTATGAATGTACGAGATTACCTGCTATTATACTTCTACCATCACATTGATTAGGTGGTACATAATGTCTTTCATGACCTGGAAATAATACAATATCTCCTGACCTTGGATAAAATCTACCATGATTTAAAAAAACTAACGGAGATGATCCTTCAGGTGTATTGACATAATAAACAAATGCCCAATCAATCTCTCTATGGTCATGGTACTCTTGATAATGACCCCTATTATAAAGTTGACCCCACAGATCAACCAATTTAGATGGTTGTTCTGTGAGGCTACGTGCATAGTCTGCAATTGAAATGAATTCTGGTATAGAAAAGCAATCCCAATTTGTCATCAATGCTCCCTTGTCTAACTTATTAGACCTCTCTACAATAATATTGTGGAGAATAGGATTTATTTTTTCAGCGTCAGGATGACTACGCTGGATCATCTTTGTCATCTTTCTTCTCATCACCAAAAGTAATGATGTCTTCACCCCAAACTCCAGGTTCAGGAGTAAATGTTACTGTATCATTTTGAGTATCTATATTAATGTTATCAACACCTGTAAGATCTACCTCTCCTGTAGGAAAGTTAATAACATTATCCAATGCATCCAAATCTCCACCGATCTTTATATTGGAATCTAAATTGAAATCATACTCTGCTTTCTTCCTGTAATAGTCATTGATATTATCAGTACCACGAACAGGAGTACAAGCAATCACATCCTTGACACTATTAAGACACTCTACGAGCATACTAAGATTGTCATCATACTTATTTTCTAAAGACTCAACGAATGCTAGTCTTAGTTCTTCTTCAGCAGCAATTAAGTGCTTTCTAATATCGTTAGTGGCCATAAGTTTTAAGAAATAAACGTCGAGAAATATCCGTATCCAATTAACCAGAGGCATAATCCCCCTAGAACTTTGTAGTACTTACGGATAGGAGTACCAAAGTATTGTTGACCAATCATCAAACACTTATGTGCTGGTGATAGTAGGTAACCTGAGTACTCTGTAGTTAAAAACCACACAAGATACTGAGGACCAAAGATAAGAACCAATGCTGAGGTCATACCAGCATACTTACCTGATGAACCCATGATCCATGCTGCAACTGCTGCAACAATAGAAACAGGAATAATCATAGAAGGATCTGATCCCTTAAGATATTCCATTACTGGTCCTTTAATCATACCAACAACTCCACCTAATGCAAGTACAATTGTTGCAATGATGGCAAACTTACCATCAAGATATTTACCCCAGTTCCAATCCTTACAAATGATACTGTAGTAACATGCCATAAAGAAGAACCAAGGGAAGAAGAAGATTGCTCCTGCCTTTCCTACACATAGTAAGAACCATAATGTAGCAATAAATGGAGCCCATCCCCTCAATGCTCTCTTCCAATCAAACTCTCTAATGTTACTCATGTCTGGAACAACACTTCGAGGATCTACCTTAGAAAAAATATACCACCATGTATATACTAAACATATACAAAGTGGAATGAATGTATAACCTATCATTTGTCCATAGGTTATACCTAATGCTGCCATAGGAAGAGCAATTGTCTTCTCTAATGGTGACCACCAATAGTAATGGTGTGTCGATAGATAATCAATGATACCAAAAGCACTTCTTTTCTTCTTATCAGGTGGTGCTATAGCATCCAGTAATGGTGCAGACAATGCAACACGACCAGGAATAGGTAGGACTCCACCAAATATAGATGTAATGATAATCATCACTCGATTATCCCTGACATATCTCTTCGCTAAAGAATATACATCATCAAGTACATGATATTGTCTAATGAATCCACCTAGAATCATGATCCCAAAGATGTAACCCATATAAAGTTCCTTCTGTAGGATCGAACTCAAAATGTCTAACATAATCTATATCAATTTTTAATTTTTATGGATGGCTAACTCCACACATCATCGCACGAATCGTCGTCGTTGTCAAGTGTCTTTGGTAACACATCAGCATATTCATCTGCTGGAACCATCGCCACTTTTCTACCATCAAAACATTTAATGATAAACACTTCTCCTTCTTCGCAACGTTCTACATAATCTTCAAATTTAGCCTCCAATTCTGCTTCAGTTATTTCTTTCATTGAACTATACAACAAATGTTTTCTTTTTGCATATATCTTATGGAATCTTTAGTTCCACCTAATTTTTTACCGTTTAATACAATCTGTGGAAACGTAGCACCGTCTCCAAACTCACCATAAAATGCTTCCTTATTAAAATGTACGTCAAGTTTATACTCAACGTAGTTTAAGTTTGAAAGATCCAATACATCTATTATCTGTTTGCAATGGTTGCAACCATCCTTAGAATATACCGTAAAGTTTTGCATTTCTTTTAGAGATCTTTGTTTACAGAAGCAGCATAATCTTCATCAAACTGATCCAAACCTTTATCAGTCAGAATATGTTTGTACATACCTTCAAATACTTTCGTTGGTAATGTACATATATGAGCACCATATTCAAATGCTCTTCCTACATCTCTCACGTTTCTAATAGATGCAGCTAAAATCTCAGTAGAATCCCAAGACTGTCTCTCAAATACATTAGCAATATCTTTAATAAGACATAGACCACCAAATGAATTGTCGTCTACTCTTCCTACGAATGGAGAAACATATTTTGCACCTGCTTTAGCAGCAAGTATTGCTTGAGATGGACTAAAAATTAAAGTCACATTCACTCTTATATTATCTTCAGAAAGCGCAACACATGCCCTGAGTCCATCTGGTGTGCAGGGTACTTTAATAGTAGCAACCTTACCAAATTTCTTGTGTAGTCTCTTGCCTTCTGAAATCATATTGACATCGCTGCCAATGACTTCCATGCTTATATCAGTTAATCCAATATCTTTGAACTCCTGATACACTTCTTCATGGTTTCTACCACTCTTTCTAATTAATGTTGGATTGGTTGTCAAACCATCAATCAATTTGGTAGAAAAATGCTTACGAACAATATCTGTCTCAGCAGTATCTAAAAAGATTTTCATAGTGTAATTCTAATGACAAGTTATATAGTCAGTTTGTATTCAATGGTTCCATTTTAAGGAACTGTTCGTTTAGATTATAAAACAATTTATAATTTGTGGTATTTACCCAGTATCCAATGATGTCATTCCCATCACAGTTATATCCATACCCTGTTAATGGTTCATTTACTCCGTCTATCCTGAATGTTTTGCCACCTCTCTCAAGGTAGTTGTGAAATTTTTCATCCAGATTTATCATCGTTCTTCAAAGGTTAATTTACGGACTTTCCGTTGACGGCGAGCCTCTTGGTATTTTAGATCCTCTGGAGATAATATGTTGGATTTTTCATAATTGTTAATATTATTTAACAATTCAACTTTAGAAAGGTCTACTGCTGATATATTATCACCTGTAACTATAGTCATATTATCACATCCACAACACTTTGTTTTGGTTGGATGACTATGCAGTACCTTTCCACACATATTACACTTTACGATGATCGACATTGATCTTGTCCCTTTTTCTCATTGGAGTTCCTTTAGGATTCCGTTTTAAATCCTTCTTTATTTGCTTAAGGAGTTTTAGATGTTCCTTAAGTGAATTGTCCTTCAAAATAGTCTTTCCTATAGTAACGTCCGAGGATATTACTATTATAGAATGCTGGAGTACCATCCTCCAAAGACTCTGTTAACACATTATTAAGAAACAATTGTCTTGTTTCCTCAAAGTTTACTTTTCCCTTGGTTGTGTGTAAAGATAAGATTTCCCTACTGAAAGAGTTTCGTCCAAATTCTCTAACGTCTTGCTTAAGCTCTGGAGAACTGCCGTAGTATTTTTTCCAGTCACTCTCAGACGAAACACGGCGTTTCCCACCTCTAGGCTTTCTACATTGGGTAAAATATTTTCGTCCAATGTATTTTTTCCCTGTTCTTTTATTGACAATAAGGTAGACGTAACCGAACTTGTCGCCAATATCGTTAGAAGTAAAAGTTGTACCTTGGTATAACCAGGGGTTTTCATAATCTCCTTCAACCACTGTGGTCTCTGTGGTGGTTTCCATCCCATAATTTTTATATCACTCAGTCTTTATTTATGTCTTCTTCTGTTGATTGAATCTCAAGCTGTTGTTTCAGAAAGAGGATCTCCTCTTTCAGTTCGTTTTTCTCCAGTTCGAGTTTCTCTATTTCCTGTTGGTAGATTATTATCATGCCTTCAAGTTTATCGTTTTGCTCGTAGAGTTCGTACCAAGATTTTATATCATAGTCCATTGAGTTTCTATTTAGAGACTAAATGCCCTGATCCTTGTACTTCTTAATACTATCTTCCCATTCTTGTAAAGAAGATTGACAATTAGGTGGTTCTGGATCTGGTGGTATTCCTTTTATTCTCTTCCACTTTTGATACAAAGCATTCATATGCCATGACTGTGCAAGACTCTTAGGTCCATTCTCCAACAACTCAAGTTCCTTTTTATTATTTGTATAAGGTATGAGTTCTTCTCTCCAACCACATGTCATAATTTAAATCCAGCAAATGTATCTTTCTTAACATCTTGTTTGATACTTCCTACCATGTAAGATTCTACTTCTGTCTCCTGTGGTGCTACTTGCATACCTTTAGAAGACAACCAGTGTGCAGTCCAAGGAAGTGGATTGTTTGCTAATGGTGTATCAAATATAGGTTTCAATCCTATAGACTTAAGACGACGATTAGCAGTCCATTCAACATAGTTCTGTAGTAACTTATCGTTTAAACCTATTATAGAACCATCTTTAAATAGATATTCTGCCCACTCTTTCTCTTCATCTACACAATCTCTAAACATTTGATATACATTCTCCTCCTCTTCTTTAATAATGTCAATCATCTCAGGATCATCACCTTCAGCCCACTTGTTTAAGATATTATTTGTGACTGCCATGTGTTGTGACTCGTCTCTTGCAATGAGGGAGATGATCTTTGCTGAACCTTCAAGTAATTTAAGTTCACCAAAAGCAAAAGAGCAAGCAAAAGAGACATAGAATCGAATACCTTCCAAAATGTAAACATTAGCAACTGCCCTGTATAAGTGTCGTTTTAAATCTTTCCTAGTCCATTGTGCATTGATATGATCTCTCCAATCATCCTTCCAATTATTGCTCTGACCCCACTCATTTGCTACATTAATGAAGTCATCATATGCTTTAGTCACTGACTCAGCACGAGCAAGAATCTTCTCATCATCCAAAATTGTATCAAATACTTCAGAAGCATCTGGATATACATTCTTAATGATATGTGTGTATGATCTACTATGAATCATCTCCATAGTCTGCCATATATTCATGCAACCTTCTAACTCAGGTAGTGAACAGTAAGGCATGAATGCCATACCAGGAGCACGACCTTGTACACTGTCCAAAAGGATCTGATACTTAAGATTTGCTGTAAATATATGCTTCTGTGCTTGATTTAATGTAGGGTAGTCTGCCCTGTCTTTCTGCAACGAAACTTCTTCTGGTCTCCAGAAGAATCCTAACTGTGTCTGTGTTAGTTTGTCAAAAATAGGATACTTAAATTTGTCGTATCGCTGGACTCCTAATGGAGGACCAAAGAACATTTGTCCTTTGGATGTATCAACCTGCTTCGTATTGAAGACAGTCATACCTTTAATGTTTTCAGATCGCACAGCTATCACATACCTCCTCCTGAGTTGCAAAAATTTCGTCTAGTAAATCGTTGATTACTGGTCCTTCTTCTATATTATCCTTCCATCCTATAGGATGTGCTGGTTCATCTACATCACTCTTTGTATCATATGTATTCTGATAGTAAGAGGTCTTCCAACCATACTTAAAGGTTGTTAACAGATCCTGTGCCATCACACTAACAGGAACTTCAGAGTTCTCGTAATGAAGTGGATTATAACTCCAGTTTCCAGAAATTGCTTGGTCAAAAAACTTCTGCATAACAGCAACAATATTAATATAACCTGTGTTTCCCTTCATATCCCAGAGTAATGTATAGTTGTTCTTAAGACTTCCATACTGAGGTACTATCTGCTTAAGAGGCCCCTTCTTTGATTTTTTAGTGGACAAGTAGTCTCTAGGTGGCTCGATTCCATTGGTTGCATTTGACACAACGGAACTGCTCTCCGAAGGCATTTGTGCGGACAATGTTGAGTGCCTAAGACCGTGGGTGGTGATAGATACTCTAAGAGATTCCCAATCATACTTCAACTCATTTGGGACGATTTCATCGACATCTTTTTTGTAAGTGTCGATTGGGAGGATACCATCTGCATACTTGGTGCGATGAAAATATTCACACTTCCCTTTTTCTTTTGCGATTTCGTTACTGGACTTGAGGAGATAGTACTGGAAAGCTTCAGACAAGTCGTGGACAAGTTTCCATGCTCCTGGATCATCGTAATGTTCTCCTTGTTTCGCTAAGTAGTGTGCTAGTCCTATATAGCCGACTCCAAGGGATCTTCTTGCTAATGTACTAATTCTTGCAGCATTAACAGGGTACTGTTGATAGTCAATTAACTCCTCTAAACCACGTACTGCAAGGTCACATAGTTCTTCCATCTCATCTAAGTTACGTAGTTTACCTACGTTAATAGCAGATAGAATACACAATGCAATCTCACCCTCTTTATCAATATGATTCAAGGGATCTGTAGGTAGTGTAATCTCTTGACATAGGTTACTCATGTTAACCTTGTCTTTGAATGAAGAATGCTCGTTGCAGTGGTCAATATTCATGATGTAAATACGACCAGTCTCTGCTCTCTCCTTAAGGAGATCTAAGATGAGCTCTTGTGCTCCAATAGTTTTTCTTGGGATTCTTGAATCTGCTTCAAAAGCAACATATTGCTCATCAAAGGATGGAGTACCAAAAGACTCATAAAGCCCAGGAACATTATGAGGACTGAAGAGACTAACATCCTCGTTAGCGATGAATCGTTCATAAAATAATTTTGAAATTTGTATACTGTAATCAAGTTTTCTGACTCTATTATCCTCAGTACCTTTATTGTTCTTGAGAACAAGAATATCTTCTATTTCTTGATGCCAGATTGGAAAGTGGACAGTTGCTGATCCACCTCTGATGCCATTTTGAGTGCAACATCTGACAGTGCTCTCAAATTTTTTGAGAAACGGGACGACACCCGTGTGTTGAACTTCTCCACCTCTAATTTTCGAGTTGATCGCACGTATTCTACCTGCGTTGATACCAATTCCCGCCCTTTGTGCAACGTAGTAACCAATAGCCATATCAGAGCTGAAGATGCTGTCAAGCGTGTCATCAACATCAACGAGAACACAGGAGGCAAATTGTCGTAAGGGAGTTCGCACCCCTGCCATGATTGGTGTTGGGATGTTGATGTTGTGCTTTGAGATTGCGTCGTAGTATCTTCTGACATAATCGAGTCTCTTTTCTTGTGGATAATTCTGGAATAGGGTAGCAGCAATCATGATATACATGAACTGTGGTGTCTCATAGACTTCACCACTGCTTCTATCTTGTACAAGGTACTTGTCAACTACTTGACGAAGACCTGCATATGTGAATAAGTAGTCACGTTTGTGATCAATCCATGAATTGATCTTCTCCCACTCCTCCTCACTATATTTACCAAGAACCTCAGTGTCATATATGCCTTTCTCAGCACATTTAAATGCATGATCAAGTACAGTAGGAAAACCTTTAGACAACCACTGTGATCCAAAGACCTGTTTTCTAAGACCAAACAATAATAATCTAGCAGCAACAAACTGATAGTTAGGATGATCAAGATCAATCAAATCACTAGCAGATCTTACTAGAATCTCCTGAATATCAGCAGTCTCTATTCCATCATAGAATTGTAGACCTGAATTCATTTCGACCTGAGAGGCACTTACACCGCTTCCCAGACCTTCGCAAGCATCTGCTACCATCTTATGAATCTTATCTAGATTCAGACCTTCTATAGCACCATTACGCTTGTGAACTTTAATATTTGTACCGTTGCTCATACTCGTTTCCAGTCGTTTAGTTTTAATTTTGCTTCTAATTTGTGGTATACATTCAATTCTACCACCTTTTGAACATCATGTCCAGCAAGAGACATATCATTTATGTCCTTTTCCTGTATGTTTTTTGGCCAAATGACTACCTTATCTCCTCTGTCGATTGACTTGGAGATTCTGTTGACGATCTCTCTGTTACGTGGCTCGTTATCATATACCCAAATATAATTGCCCCAGCCAAACGTCCGAATATCAACATCAGACCCAGCCATCGCAACGGAATTCTGAATGAAGGTACTGTCAAACGGTCCTTCAACAATGTAAATCGGTTCATCATAATTTATTCTATCTTGTCCAAAGATTTTGGGCTTGTCCTCATCAAGCATTATCGTAATGTATCTCATACGTGCCGTTGGGGCTAACGATCTACCTTGATATCCGAAGAGTTTGCCATCTTTATCCTTGAATGGGATGATTATACGCTCACCATCTTGTCGTAAGTTATCAAAGGTTTTTTTCTGCTCATTAGTCCAAGCCTTAAACTTAGGACAATAGTAGAAGTAATCTAAGTCTTTGATACCACGTTTTTCAAGATAATCTCGTGCTGGATGTTCTTTATTTAGATCTGAAATTTTCTCTAAATTTATATCATTTTTACGGAAAACTGGAGGCTTAAAATCAAACTTAGGATTGGGTACAAATGTACCTTTGCCACCACTGCCTTCCTTAAATTTCTCCATGACATATTGATCATGAAGAAATGTATCCTGATCCTTTAGAAAGTTTGAAAATGTTCTACTTACACCACAATTGTGACACTTGTAGACAAAATCATTCTTGATCTTATACAGATATCCTCGTGCTTTATTCTTCTTTTTCTGTGAATCTCCACAATAAGGACACCTAAAATTAAAAAGGTCTGCCTTCTTCTTAGTGAAGAGGGTCAGACGCGGTGAGACCATATTGATAAATTTTACGTCAAGGTATGACAAGTCACATAATCTGAGGTGATTCTATAATAGTTCTTACTGGAGTATTTGTCAACTGTCCTTGTGACGATTCAAATACTGGTCTAATGATTTTCTGTCCGACTGGCGAAACGAGGAAAGATATAATAGAAAGAGCACCAAAAATAGTCCACATTTTCTTCTCCATGACACGAAGACGGTCATCAACCTTTCTGATGTCCCTTTCACAACCTTTCTTAATTTCATCTGACCGTCTGTTTACCTCTCGATGTACACTATCAACCTTCTCAAACAGTACAGCATCTATTCTATCCTGCTTGTCAAGTTTTTCGTTATGGACAGCAAGAAGCTGCCCCATCTTCATGGAGTTTTCCTGAAGAGTACTAACGACTTTCTCTAGTCTTTCAATTATGGCAGCGTTAATACTCTCAGCCATCTATCTAATTGTTACGAACTGCAAAATCCAGAGCACTCTGATATGATGCAGCATCTTTATTCAGCATGTACTGGAACTGTTGCTTATGAGTGTCATCTAATTGTGCATAGGTAGCAGCAATTCTCTTAGCAGAGAAGTTATCTAAATTCTGTACAGCACCATCGCTAAACTGAATCTTAGCAAATGAACCTTCACCTTGTGGATTCAATTCAGAAGTTGCAACATCAAGTGCAACCTGTACTACATCTTGTCCCTCAGCAATGGTATCACCCACTGGTTCTACTTCATTTTTTTGTAATTTCTTTGTTTGATCAGTCGCTTTCTTCTTAAAATCTGATAGGCGAGCCTTCATTAAGGTGTCCATTTCCTTGGTTTTATCCTGCATCTTAGACTTAGCTTCCTTACGCTTCTTCTGAAGCTCCTTCTGTCTCTTGAGTTTCTTACCTTGAGCAATTTGCTTTTGGGCTCGCTCAGTATCTGTGGCGACTGCCTCAACAACAGGTTTTTCTTCGACTTGTTCTTTCATTTTTCTTTTTTGGATACGAGACATAAGATTTTTAGCACCCTTCGTGCGACCATCAACTTTATTGTTCTTTTTGTATGTACGATGTTTCTTCGTGTTTACAAAAACAAATGCTGGAGGTAAAGCAAGACCACTGCCGTCACCAGCAGTATTCGATTCCTCTTTTATATTAGGTTCAATTGCTTTAGACATTCCTCGTCAACATCTCCGTCAAGTGAAGGTGGTAATCTATTTAGAAACAACATGAATGCCTTAATTACAGGCCAATATGTTGCCTCTACTTTATAAAACAGCAATGGTGTTGCTGCGTCATCAAATACATTATAAAGAACTATAACATGATTTAATATAAGGTGAGTTTTAAGTTCACCTGTAGTTTCGTAACGCCTCAAGAGCCGCTTGAGGTACTTAAATCTCTTTAAGTCCTCTTCAAAGTCTGAGTATGTTACTGATGATGGATTATTATAATTTTGAATAGCAAAGAATAACCATGTTTCATGGTCCAGTTCACGAATATTCATCTACATTATGTGCCAAATGTTACTGTAGCAGTGTTAGTAATTACTTGTTTAGCACCTTTGCTAGAGTTAACTAGGCAACGATACTTGTAACCATCTAATGCATCACTTGCAAGACCTGCGTATGTAAGTGTCGCTGTTGTGAAGTCAGAATATGTAATTCCTGTATCAAGTCCATTAGCACCACCAACAACATCAACCCAACGTGTAGTTGCAGTTGCTGTCTGACGCTGCCATTTGTATGTAATTGTTCCTGACTGATCAACTGCTGCACTAACTGCGAATGTTCCACCACCACTAGATGATGTGGAGTTAGCAGTTGTACCAGTAATTGTAATAGTCTCAAGAACATCAGCTGCGATTGTCTCGTCTGCTTGGTCTCCAACACCTGCACCAGCGGCTACTGATAGTGCTGCAATACACTCTGCTTTATGACGAGTAGAACCAGCATGATCTTGATATGAACGATACTGCCACCAACCAGGTCCAGTTATTCCTCTTGATTTATTAGATGCTACACCTGCTTCTGTTGCGTCAACAAAAACAAGGTCGTAACTATTAGAGTCACCACCTAATACTACAAATTCAGCGACTGCTTTGGGAGGAGTACGCCTTATTACACTAGAACCTGCAAGACTATTATTAGTAGCTCCTGCATATACTTTGTGTAATTCAATACTTGTTGTACTTGTTACCGTCTTAACGATGTAATTAACACCACTAATCGCGAGTACATCACCACCAACAACTGTGTCGGCAGCGTTCTTTGTTACAGTTGCGTCATTTTGTGTGACACCAACCGCATTTGAGAATGCTACAGCATCCACAGTTCCAAAAACAGCCATCTTTTTTTCCTCTGGTCAGTATAGTTCTAAGTTTTATTTATCAAATCAGCGAGCTTGAATCGCTTTCTCTACTTGTACTAGTAGTTTATCATCCATGTCAGTCTTAGTTAAAGCAACTGCTTTCTTTAGAATGACTAGACAAATCTCGATTAATTTCTCTCCAAGTTCCTCGTTCTCAGGAATCTTTGCAACAGCATCACCTATAATTTTTGATGCGATAGGAAGTAGAAACGATAGCATAGTAATAGCCTCAATATATTATATGAGCCTATTTATGCAAATTCTCGGAACCACCTATCGGACAATCAATATCAGCATGGCAGTTCTCTGATCCACCTACTGAAAACGGATTGTATCTATCAGTAGCAATCCTATACATCTTCTCATGCATAGATACTACTTCTTCTGCTCCACCTTCTTTCTCAAAGTCAGGTGTTGATTTAAATCTTGATGCATATGGTTCTTGTGAAGTAGGAGTTTCCATTAATTCAGCAGGAAAATCATACTCTACATCACAAGGAGCATATTCATCTGTAATATAATCCTCATCATCTCCTGGTATTGGAGGATCATCGAACCATTCATTTGGATCGAGTCTTAAGTCATTCATCATGATTGTATTCTATGAGTACCAGCATTATCAGGTTTAGTCACCATACCCTTTTCACCATCTTTTATAGTAGGCATGACCTCAATAGTAGGCTTCTTTTTTTCTGCCTTCTTCTTGGCCTTCTTACCTTCTATTATAAAGTCTTTAAAGGATCTCATTTTTTCACAGACATAATTTTAGCAATCTTTTTATTCTTATATCCCTCTACTGTAGCAGGTTCTTCTCCTACAACTCTGTACTTAGTTCCTGATAGTTCTCCAAGTTTACTAAGCATTGATGAAACTTCATCCCAGAGTTTACTTTCTGTTTCTTCTTTGCTAACGACTGTCTCTTTAGATCCAACAGGATTAACCTTCTTTGTTTCTTTCTTTCTGACTGCAACGTTCTCTATCTCAGCACCATGTGACTGAGGATCCATTCCATCGAAAGGTGCTTCTGCAACTACTTCCTTCTCTTCGTGAGGAATAACGTTTCCATCAGCATCTTTTTGATGATGCTCACTGAGATCTAGTACACCTGCCTCTAATGAATCAGCAGAAACCTCGTGTACATTTTGCAGATTTGTATTTTGGAAAGTGTCACCACCCATCCAACGATCATAAGCTTCCTTTAATTCATCAGAAAACTTATCATTATTATACACTGTGTTAATTGGGTCTGGGGATTTCATAATCGTCTCAAAGAATCTTATCTCAAAGTATTTATAGCTCTTACGTCCTTAACCCATTCTCTGAACATATCACCATCTTCAGTGACACAGATAACATAGTTAACACCAGACCTATGAATCTTACCTTTCTGTCCTGTGCGAGAAGACATAACATAGTCACCTTCTTTCAATACATCAGTCTTACGAAACTGCTGTCTTGCTGCTTGTTCACGTAGTTTTTTAAAGTTCTTCATTTTCCTGCATATCCAATTGGTAAGTTATTACGTACTGCATCGTAAAGTTCAGTCACTATCCTATCAGAAGTTCCTGTTGGTAGACCTTTAGCAAAACTTTTCTTATCTCCTAGTGATGCATACACTCTTAACTTAGTTCCTGAAATAGCAAACCCACCTGTTGCTTTCTTATCCTTCTTATCATCACCATCTGCATCTCTTTCACCAGTAGATCTAACTTCTATAGTAGTAAAATAATAACGAGTTCCATCCTTTGCTGTATTACCATTGCTCCTTTTCACCCATTGAAAATCATTTACTCTGTCAGATCCTACCATAAAAACCAAATGTTTATACCCATCCTTCATACAATGTTGTAAACATTTTGCTACTACATTCCATTGTGATCCACTGTATATGTGAGAAGCATGTCCGTTCATCAATTTCTTCATAAAATAGGCTTTTGTATCAGCTGAAAGAGGATTATCTCCTTTAGCATCCTGTGTCTGTGATAGATAAATTCTATAATCATTACTTCCTGCGGCTCTAGCAAGACCATTAAAATTAGCAAGATGTCCTTTAGTAGGTGGTTGAAACCTACCAAATGACACATAAACTGTCTTGCCTGGTAATACTATACTCATTGGAACAAGAAATTAAACTTAGAAAATTCAAGACGGTTAACTAACTTAACCCGATCACCATCTCTATGTAGAACATATCCCTCATGACTTGTTGTTTCAAATGTTGTGGAGTCACTCTTAGCAAACATCTTCCAATCCTTCTCTAAAAGATCAAGCTTATCTATTATTTGCTGTTTCAGACTCTGCACCTTCTTATACAACTTCAAAAGTGACTCAAATTTACTACGATTATTTGCTACAAACAGAATACTTTCTCCAACAAGCTTACGTTTTGCTACAATTGTATTCTCATTCTTATAACCATCAATAAATTTATCCATCTTTTTATCGTAGAAAGCAAGTAACTGTGTAATAGTCTTGTCTATATTACTAGTTACATTACTCTCACTTTTTGGCTTAACCTCGTCATTAAAATAACTCTTAATATATGGAGCAATATGAAACTTCTCCTCACCTTTTGGATTTCCTTTACCACCACCAAGACCTACAAGTTGATCTAAGAAAGGACCACACGTCCTACATTCACTTTCAATCTCTTTAACTGTCTGATCAAACTTCATTTCCTCAGCATGATCAAATCCAATCTCAGCAACAGGAGTATCATTCTGAATATTCAACACAGTACTTGATGGTTTAAGATTTTCACCACGAATACCTGGTTTATCACTCAATTCTGATAGAAGTTGTTTATGATGTATCCTTCCATCAGGTCCAGAATAATGGGTATGAAATACAACACCAATCTGATGTGATGATACCTGTTTTCCTATAGGATGCTTCTTTGGTATAGCATATTTAATAGTATTAGGTTTAAAAACCCAATGATCTACACCATCTATCGTCTCTGAACTAAGACCACCTTTATCAAAAGAAGCTCCTTTAACATAAAGAAGATCACCCTGTATAACTCCCTTAATACCAAGAGGTTTGAAATGAGTATAACATTGTTTTAATTTGTCTGCAAGATCAGGTATCTTTCCAAAGTTATCTTGAATAGAAGTATGTCCATAACAACAAACAGGTTTCTTATTTAATGCACCTTTAGTAGAAACAAAAAAGAATCCATTAGCAGGATCTATACCACATATTACAGATGGTTTACCATCCCATTTTGTTTGTAAAAACCCTGCATCACCACCTTTACATCCAAATATCTTCCTAACTGCTTGTAAATCTTGAACTATTTTTTTACACCCTTCAACACCCTCATTGAGCATCTCATCCTCAAGGTGTTCCAAATGTTTTAACTGTTTAACATCTGCCATTAGTATATCTTGATGAAAGGTGCTGAATCATCTGACTGAGACGTAGCATACAAATAAACTGCTGACATCAAATCATCTCTCTGATCAATAGTAAGACCATCAACAAAATCAATGACCATTAAACTAAGGTACTTTGCAAACCTCCACTTACCACTGTCATGAACATTCTTAGCACCTCTACCACGTATCTTATCTGTATTGAACCATTCTAATGGTACTTCATAACCATCACCTTTAACTGTCCATCCATTAGATCTAGCATGTGTAGCATCAATAATCCTCTTACCATGCTTTAGTACTAACTCTTGAAGTTTCTCACTATATCCATAGACTCCATATGTTACCTCTACCCTAGCATTATCAGCAGCATTTGATGTCTTATTAATATCACAATGATCAAAGAATCCTTTACCAACAGTATTCTTACATATCCTATCAAAAACTCCACCACCAAGCTTACCATACTTTGCTACATCTGCTGATGGTCCTAACCATTCACCCTGCCATGTCCTACCAGCAGTATCAGTAGAACGAAACTGTACCTTAAGATTACCAGTTTTAAGATAAGCATCTAAAGACTCTAAGGAATTACAACTATACTCATCCATCTTCTTCCTAGTTTTCTTTAACGTTTTATCAGTAGTAGTATAATTAACCTCTTCTACCTTACCAGTACCCTCAAATTTCTTTAATGAAACACCAACTAAAGAACCTTTATTTCTTGTTTTCTTATCAAAACTTTCTGATGTATTAGCACCAATAAGATATCCCAACATCTTAGCATTTAATTCACCAAATGTATTGCTAGCCAATAAATCTCTTTTAATTGCATTCTCCTCAGCTGAACTGACAAGATACATGTCAGCAGGAGACCACTTATTTAAATTAGAAAATCTTCTTTGTTCACCATCCCTATCTGCATCATTAACCTTTTTAAAAGCATCTCCAATAGCATTAACTATATTAGTTCCTCTATAAAATTTGTAGTAGGTTGAAGATTTACCTTTAGCAGGAGATAAAGTATTTGAATATAAATGATTTGCTGTCTTAACAGTAGCAGATGTCCAATCTGGTTGATGTGATAAAAACCTGTAAATATTATCCAACTGAGCAGTAGTATTAACTTTTGATCCAACTGATGTTGTCATACATTGTTTGTCTAAAGCAGAAACAGTCCAAGTTTCTGGCAATTTCTTACCCTCATCAAAACATCTTGCTGCTACCCAACATGCAGCACTCTCTGCTAATTCTGTTTCGTCTGCACCTAATCCTGATTGTCCTCCTCCACCACCACCAAATTCCTCTGTCTTTTTGAAAGCAGTGAGAGTAATATTGTGCTCATTACCATTACCATCAAAAGCAGTTATACATTGTTTTCTATCATACCTTTTCCTAAAACAATCACTAGATGCATCAGGACAATCAAAATCTAAATCATTGTTCAGAACATCTTCTATGTCAGCCATCAGATCATTATCACCAGTGACATAATCATGCTTAGATTGTGACCCATGAGTACGTGGCCTTATACACCACTCACCTGGATGCTTATCAAGTTGAATTTTTGTTTGGTATTGTTGTAACCAAAGACGACTAGCTATCTTCATAAGATATAAGTCACCATCAGGTGCAATAGCTCCAATCTTTTGCCACGTTGTATTAGACATCTAATAAAGGAATGTTTCCTTTATTTAGATTACCATACCGTGT